CAAAGACTACTCAAGAAGTTGATGAGTTAACACAAGCCTATGGTGAAAACAGCCAAGAAGTAACGGAAGCCAAAGGTAGGTTAAACGAATTAAACACGAGCTACAAAGAGTTAAATAAAAGCGCTACTGACACGGGGGCAACCTTTGCCGATGTTTATGGCGAAATGCAGCCTTTGACTACTCGAATGGGTGAAGCTGAAGATAGGTTATATGAATTAGCGTTAGCTGGTCAAACAGCAACACAAGAATACAAAGATTTATTAGCTGCTACTCAAAATTATTTAAGGATACAACAGTCAGTAGATTTACAAGTTGAAGCTGGAGCAGTACCTGCTGCTCAAAAGATGACAATGGCGGTTGGTGGTGTTGCTGGTGCGTTTGGTCTTGCTGAAGGCGCGGCTGCTTTGTTTGGTGTTGAAAGTGCTCGGCTTCAGGAAACAATGATAAGGTTACAAGCAGCTTTAACTATTACACAAAGTTTAGTTACAATACGTGAAGCAATACCTACATTTCAAGCAATGGGGCAAGCTGCACAACAAGCGCTTGCTGGAATTAGAACGGGTATTTTAGCAACTGGTATCGGTATTTTTGTAGTGGCATTAGGAACTATTGTAGCATATTGGGATGATATTAGAAAGGCTGTTTTTGGTGTGTCAAAAGAACAAGAGCAATTAAATAAAAAAATTATTAAAAACCAAGAGATAGCCGAAAGAACACTAACTGATTATGAAAATCAAAATAACGTATTAAAATTACAAGGAAAAACAGATGAACAAATTTTAAAAGGAAAAATAAAGTTACAAAAACAACAAGTAAAAAATAATTTAGAGTCTTTTAATGCCCTTGAAGCTCAAACAAAAGCAGAAAAAGCTGCGAGTATAACAAGAGAAAAATATTTGTTAGCTCAATTTGAAATGACTAAGTTTTTTATTGGATTAGCATTTGATTTGGTTTCTAAGCCAATAAATTTTTTAATAGAGCAAGCTAACTCTTTGTCTGAAACATTAGGATTTGGTAAACTTATTGAGGTAAACGCAGAATCAGCTAAAAAATCAGTTTTTGAAACTGTTGATTCAGTAAAATCATTATATAAAAGTGTTTTTCAAGGTATAGGATTAATAGCTGATGAAAAAGCATTAGACAAGGCTTTAGCTGAAAATAAAAGCAAACTTCTTGTATCACAAAATGAATTAGCCGCAAGTGAATTAGAACTTCGCCAAATGGGCATTGAGTCAAATGCAAGCGCAGCAAATCAAAATGTAAATATAGCAGCTGGAGCAGCACAAGAACAAATAGACATTACACGTCAAATGGAGGAAGAAAAAAACCGTTTGATGGAAGAAGGGCGTGCTAAAGAATTAGATGCGTTACGAATAAAATATAAATACGAACAACAAGAAGCGGATAAAAACTTTAAAGAAGGCAAATTAAAAAAAGCTGATTACGACAAGTTAACTACTCAAATGACCGAAAGTAAAAGGTTAGATGAAAAAGCGGTTAATGACAAGTACGATAAAATAGAAAGGGATGCACGAGATTTAAAGTTACAAGAACAAATAAAAGCTGAAGATGCTGCATGGTTAGAATTACAAAAGGCGCGTAACTCACAAAGAGAACAAGAACTACTTGATTTACAATTAGCCTACGATGCTAAAATAGAAGCGGCAAATGGTAACGCGGAAGCTGAAAAAGCAATTACTGAAAGGTTTAATAAAGAATATGCTGCTATAAATAAAAAATATGCAGATGAAGAAGCGGCAAAGAAAAAAGAACAAGACGAAAAGGAAAAAGCTCGAATAAAAACGTTAAACGAATACAGGGTAAAAGCAATTGAAGATTCATTACAAATGGTTTCAGACCTTGCTGAATTATTCGCTGGTAAAAGTGAGAAACAACAAAAGAAAGCGTTTCAAGTTCAAAAGGCTGTAAATATAGCAAGTGCCGTTGTAGATACTTATAAGGCTGCGAATAGTGCCTTAGCGAGTTCACCACCACCATTTAATTATATAGCAATGGCTGCCGCTATTACTGCTGGTTTGGTAAACGTGAAAAAAATAGCTTCACAACAATTTCAAGGTGGTTCTACTGCTGGTGGAGGTGGTGGAGGTTCAAACGCTCCTGAAGGCGCTACCATGACTGCTAATTTCAATACAATCGGATCAAGCGGTATTAATCAGTTAGCACAGTTACAACAAACACCTACACAAGCCTACGTAGTTAGCACAGAAGTAACAAGCGCACAAGCCTTAGACCGAAATAGAGTACAAAACGCTACATTATAAGTTAATGAGATATGGCAAAAGTTGAAATAATAGAATTACTGATTGACGAGACTAAAGAAGAAATGGGTATTAATGCCGTTTCTGTTGTCGAATCACCAGCGATTGAGGAAAATTTTATAGCACTACAAAAACACGAAGTAGAACTCAAAGAAGTAGATACTGAAAAGAGAATTTTAATGGGTGCTGCCTTAATTCCTAACAAACAGATATACCGTAAAAACAAAGATAAAGAGTTCTACATTTACTTTAGTGAGGATACTGTACGCAAGGCTTCAGAACTTTTTTTAATGCGTTCTAATCAAAACAATGCAACATACGAACACGAACGCAAAATGCTTGAAGGGATGAGTGTAGTAGAAAGCTGGATAATAGAAGATGAGAAGTTAGACAAGTCTGTAAAGTACGGTTTTAATTTACCTAAAGGAACGTGGATGATTTCAATGAAGGTAAACAATGATGAGGTTTGGAAAAAGGTAAAAGACGGAGAGGTAAAAGGATTTTCAATAGAGGGTTATTTTGTAGATAAATATGACATGAGTTCACACGAAGAACAAGTGTTAATTGAAAAGATTAAAGAGCTTATTTTACAAAATGACAAATACACTTTAGAAAGTTATACGGATTACCCTAAAGAAGCCAGCGAAAATGCTAAAATAGCTTTGCGATATGCTGAAGAAAATGGTTGGGGTGATTGCGGTACTCCTGTTGGAAAACAAAGAGCTAATCAGTTGGCAAATGGCGAACCAATAAGCGAAGAAACTATTGCACGAATGGCTGGGTTTGAAAGACACAGACAAAATTCACAAAAAGAATTAGGAGATGGGTGTGGCCGTTTGATGTGGTTAGCTTGGGGTGGAGATGCCGGGATAGAGTGGGCACAAAGAAAGTTAGAACAAATTAGAAATAAATAAATTATGAAAACACCGACTAAAAGTAAAACAAGTCCTAAAGGCGGTAAACGTGGTTGCCTATGTAAAGACGGAACATACAACTCTAAATGCTGCAATGGAGACTTGCAAAACCAAGGTATAGGGAGCTTAGTAAATCAAGGTACTTCTACAATAGTACATTTATAAAAAAGGAACAAGTAAAAAACTAAAAAGTTAATAAGCTATAAATAATTATATTATGATAAACGACATTCTAAAAAAAATCAACAAAGGACATGAAGTAGAATCTTCAAAAGTTGAACTTGCTACGCATGATATTAATTTAGCAAAATCATTGCAAGAATTAAATGCTTTATATGCTGAATTACAAAAAGCTGGTGAAGGTATTAGCAAGTACGGGTCTATGGTTAGACAAGCCATTATAGGATTTAGAAATGCTGCTAAAGCTCAAAATATTCTTGCAGAAAGATATAAAAGTGAAATGAAAGGAACTGCTAATTTAGCAAAATCTTTAGGACTTGAAATACCTAATAGCACTTTGAATAACATGAAATTTATTGATATGTTCATAACAAATGCTAAAGCAATGAGTAATGTGGCTGACCAAATGGAAGGCGGATTGAAAAAAATAACTGGAGCTTAAAATAAACAAAAATGAAAAATAGCCTAATCAATCAAATTAAAACTTTACTCGGTATGGAAGTAAAGTTAGAAACAATGAAACTAAGCGACGGAGTTACAGTTTTAGAAGCTGATATGTTCGAAGCTGGAAACGAAGTTTTCGTAGTTACTGAAGATGAACAAAAAATAGCTTTGCCGATAGGAGAATACGAACTTGAAGATGGTCGTATCTTAATCGTAGTAGAGGAAGGTGTTATTTCTGAAATCAAAGAAAAAGAAGCTGAAGAGGAAGAGGTAGAAGAGGAGGAAGCACCAATCGAAGAGGAAGCGAAGAAAGAACAAGAAATGGAAACTTCAAAAGCTGCGCCTAAAAAGATTGTAGAAAGCATGATTAAAGAATCTTTCTTTTCAGAAATTGAAGCGCTTAAAAACGAGAATATCGCACTAAAAGCGGAATTATCTAAGTTGAAAGAAGCTAAAGAAGTTGAACTATCTGAAGTTAAACCAATTTCTTTTAACCCTGAAAACGAAAACAAATCTGAATCTATTAAATTAAGTTCTAAAAGAACACGAACTACAATGGATTCAATACTTGAAAAATTAAATAAATAATTAACTAAATACAAAAAAAAATGAGTACAACTTACAACTTTGTATCAAATGACGTAGTACGCCAAGTAGGTGTTTCTGAATCGTTAACTGGTGCAACAACTTTGACTGCCGAAGATTCTGGTAAGTCATTTATTTTAAAAGCTGCTACGGGTGCGCAAATTACTTTGCCAGCGGTTGCAACTTCAGCTGGTTTTAAATTCCGTTTTACAGTAGGTCAACTTTTCGCTACTACTGCATGGACTATTAAAGCCGCTTCAAATGTTATTCAAGGTGGTGTTATTGTAAATTCAGTAAACGTTCCTGGGGCTGACGAAAACACGATTACTTTTTCTGCTTCTGCGGACACAGTAGGTGATTTTGTAGAATTGAATTGTGACGGCACTAACTGGTATGTTTCAGGATTAGGAACTGCTGCTGGTGCAATTACACTAACTGTTGTTTAATTAAATAAAATATTATAAAATGGAAAAAATTAATTTAAGTACAAGTACAAATATCACCACTACCTATGCTGGTGAGTTTGCTGGTAAGTACATTGCTGCGGCTATCCTTAGCGCACCAACTTTAGAGCAAGGTGGTATGACTATCCACCCTAACGTGAAATTCAAACAAGTAATTCAAAGAGTAGCAACAGACGATCTAATTCGTAATGCAACTTGTGATTTTGATGCTTCTTCAACAGTTACGTTAACTGAAAGAGTATTACAACCTGAAGAATTCCAAGTTAACCTACAATTGTGTAAAAAAGACTTTCACCAAACATGGCAAGCGATTGAAATGGGTTATTCTGCGTTTGACGTAATGCCTAAATCGTTTTCTGATTTCTTAATTGCACACGTAGCTGAGAAAGTAGCTGCTAATATGGAAACTTCAATCTGGCAAGGTGTTAACGCAACACAAGGTCAATTTGCTGGAATCATGACACAGTTAACTACTGATGCTTCTTTGCCAGCTGCACAAGAAGTTGCTGGAACTACTGTTGATGCTACAAATGTTATCGCTCAAATCGGTTCTATCGTTGACGCTATCCCTACAAGATTGTACGGACAGCCAGACCTTAAATTGTATCTTTCTTCAAACATCGTAAGAGCTTACGTTCGTGCTTTGGGTGGATTTGGTGCTTCAGGATTAGGTGCTAACGGTACAAACAATTTGGGTACACAGTGGTATTCTAACGGTTCACTTTCATTTGATGGTTTACCAATATTCTTGGCTAACGGTTTAGCTAATAACACTGCTTTAGCTTCTCAAACTTCTAACTTACATTTTGCAACTGGATTGTTAAATGACATGAACGAAGTTAAAATTATCGATATGGGAATGATTGATGGTTCAATGAATGTACGCGTAGTAATGAGATTCACTGGAGACGTTAAATACGGATTTGCTGAAGATGTTGTTACTTACGGTATTACAAACTCTGCCAACTAACCTAACATAAACTATAATTAAGGCGGTGCAATAAACGCCGCCTTTTTTGTTAAACTTAAAAAATTAAATAAAATGAGCTGCGATATAACAAATGGTAGAATAGAACAATGTAAAGATTCGGTTTCAGGATTGAAAGCGATTTACTTTATTAACTACGATGAATTAAATTCAGACGATGTTACTTACGATAACACGGACACGGATTTAATCACGGATTGGACACCTGTAAATACTGGTGCTTTGAGTTTGTATAAATACGAATTGAAAGGTGCTAACAGTTTTGAGACTACAATCAATTCTTCAAGAGATAACGGTACTACTTTCTTTCAACAAACTTTAACTATCCAATTAAAAAGACAAGACGTTACAACGCATAAAAACGTTAAATTACTTGCTTACGGACGTCCGAGAATTGTAGTTAGAACAATGACAGACCAATTCTTTTTAATGGGCTTGACACAAGGAGCTGATGTTACTGCGGGAACTGTATCTTCAGGTTCTGCTTTAGGAGATTTCAACGGATATAACTTAACTTTTGAAGCAATGGAAGTTTCTCCGGCTAATTTCTTAGACGTAACAGACGAAGCTGGATTGAAAGTTTTGTTTGAAGATGGAACTGGAACAGATGCACAAATAGTTACTTCATAACCTTTATATTTACTTGCATACGAGAAACCCTTACTTCGGTAGGGGTTTTTTGTTTTAAGGACAAAATACGTGTTTTTACGTTTATAAGATATGATTATTCTAAGTACTTCTACTAATTCTCAAAATTTCGTGTTTAT